TCGCTATGCACATCAACGCACTCAATGCGCTGAAAGCTGAGATCATCGCCCGCGAGCCTCGCTACTAACGAAGATCGGAGATTTGCCATGGTCCATAGACCTGCAGCACAGGCTGTAGCGCAAGCTTACTACGCGCTATGCAAATCTGTGAACAGTCCACGTAGTCTTGGGATGTGGTTGCGGTACAAATACCGTGAACACGCCGACCTCGCAAGAGTCGGTCTCGACCCCAACGACTACCTGCACGCTGATGACTTTCGTAATGATTATTTGGTTGTTGAGTTCCTTTCGAAATATAAAGGGCTTGACACCGGGATTGATACGAAAGCTGTCGCTCTCGAAGGCTTTACTGCTAACGAGAATGTTTGCGCTCTAACTAACCGTCGCCTTGTGTCCGATGCGAATGGAATCAATAGGTGGTCTGCGGTCATGGCGACCGCAGCACGTAAGATCCTACGCCTAATCGGGCATCGACCCAGTTGGAAAGTTCTCGAACTGTGCGGATGGGGTCCAGGCGCCACCTACTCTCTGAAAGGAGAGCAGGCTAACCTGGTTAATAAGCTCCGTGAGGAGCAAATCAGTATCACGCTTCAGGCGCTCCCGTATCTACGGGCTGTACTCGCGTTCGACGTCCATTGGCTGAAGAGCCGTGGCATCAACGCAGTCGGTCCCGCCTCACCACTCGACAAAGAATTTCGTGTCGTGCTCGGCGGGCGGTTGCTGACCGTACCAAAAAATGCGAAGACGGATCGAGTCATTTGTGCCGAACCTACAGGGAACGTTTTCCTGCAGAAAGGCGCGGGTGCATTTATCCGTAAGCGTCTACTTCGCGTTGGTGTTGACCTGAACGATCAGAAAATCAATCAGGAGCTAGCCAGACTCGCCGAGGCCCTTGGTTTGGCAACCATAGACCTTAAGGCGGCGTCCGACACCATATGCAAGGAACTCGTTCGTGAACTAGTTCCTCCTGCTTGGTACGTCTTTCTGGACGCTCTTCGATCTCCATTCGTGGAAGTTGAAGGGAAGTGGATCAGGCTCGAGAAGTTTTCCTCAATGGGAAATGGTTTTACTTTCGAGCTTGAGTCACTGATCTTCTGGGCTCTCACGCAGTCTTTGTGTGAGCTCAGGGATTACCAAGGTAAGGTTTCTGTTTATGGGGATGATATCGTTGCACCGACAGAGTGTGTACCGGAGCTTCAGGGTCTCTTCGCTTTCGCGGGCTTCACCATTAATAAGGAGAAAACCCACTATGCATCGAGATTCCGAGAAAGCTGTGGCAAGCACTACTTTGCCGGCGCGGACGTCACTCCCCTGTACCAGAAAGAAGTGCCAGAGACGGATGTTGAATCCGTTACCCTGGCTAACCGTCTGCTTTATCACGCTCTTGATCGCGGAGGTAGTGTTGTCCTTGACCGGACGATCCACAACGCCTGGGATGTTATCCAGCGCTATACTCTCAGCAATTTTGCGCGTGTTCCGACTGGCCCTGTCGTGACGTCTTCCGACGTTTCGATGGACGCCCACCTCATGCTCCCCGACTCAATACCTGTCTTTGACAGGCTCGGTCGTGGCGTGAAGTGTATCGGCTTTAGCTTCAAGTCCAAAAAACTTGTTGCTAAAGAGGGCCTCGAGGGTGAACCCCTCGGGTCCGAGCATGACGCCTTATACGCATACTGGCTGCGCTTCACACCACCAGATCCCTTTGAAGGGAGGGTGGCTGTGCGGCGCCGCGGTCGGTACCGGACTCGCGTCCGGTACTATCGCGAAACAAGCGTGACTGCTTGGGCCTAACGCCTCACGGCGTCAGGTTCGAGATGGAGGGTCTCTTTAGATCATAACTGGGTGACTTGCGCAAGCAACCACCC